GACACAGAGTAAAAACATACATAACACTATCAAAGTAACAGGTACCAACAGGGACTTCATTAACAGCAAAATTCCAGATAGAGATTGTTCCCTTCTGGTCTGTTATCATAAGTCCACGTTCATCATTTGATACCATGGTACCATTTAGTAGATACGTATAACTATCCTGGGGAAACAGGGTATAATCTACACCACCCTTCATGCCACCCATGAAATTATTTATATGTTGCATAGTTAATCTATTGAAGAGGTTCTACCAAGTGCATTCTTATTCTGTATTGTATCATTCCGTCTGACAAACATAGCATATGCATCACTAACTAGATAGTTATGGATATCACGTATATCGTTATCTGTAATATCATCCCAGGAACGTGAAGCAGCTTCTATCTCCCAGTCCTTATCTCTTTGTATCTCCAACCATCTCCATTGTGCAATCTTAGGCGGTATACGAGTAGCATCTTCCTCATACATTTTATAGATACAATAGTAGTATGCTGCAGACTCATAACCCCTCTTTATAAATGGAAATCCATCTGCATCCATAGGAAGAGATGTATAGTCAATAAAGACCTTTTGAGGTACTTTAGAATCAGCGAAAAAGATATACTGTCCCTGATACGACAAATCTTCAATGAGTTTATAATCCTCATTAAAGACACCATCTAGTTTGAACATGTTATCCGGAAGAAGTACTTTTTTATCAGTAATAGAATAAGAGCCATCTGTATTCTTAGTACCAAGTTGGAACTTATGATGTATATCCTGTCCAACTGGATCCCGAAGATAATCTGTTACTAGTTCGCTACACCAACGCATACACTGTATTTTGTTTATCTCAGCCCCCTTAGAAGGAAAGGATGATATGAGTCGTGCATATGTCTCTGAGGCTGTAAAAAATTTATTATTCATAATTATTTTCCTCCTTTATTATAGTGATCGTAATTACCCATGACAATCTTTACATAGTCCTGTGTTTCCTTGAATGGTGGAACACCTTTGTACTTCGCTACATTACCCGGTCCGGCATTATACGCTGCAAGAGCCATAGACTTATCACCATTGTATTTCTTTATCAGATGGGACATATACATCGCTCCACCCATAAGATTCTGTTGTGGGTCATTAGGATCGATATCCTTACCCGTAAGTCTCTTAATCTCTTTGATAGTAATCGGTGTCAACTGCATAAGACCTACTGCACCGGCATTACTACGGGCATGAGGTTTAAACTGACTCTCCTGTTTTGTTACCCCGGCAATTAAGTTACTATCTACTCCTGATGCTTTGGAAGCATTCTGTATCATATCAGCATACTCTCCTGAATAGATACTGGGAGTATTACTTTGTGGTTGTAGAATGGCCGGCTTGTTGTTATCCATGGCTTGTGAACTATAAGGTATAATGGCATCGGTACGTGATACTCCGGCAGAAGCATCTATGTAAGATTGGTTCTTAAGCATCTTAGCATTCTGTTGTTGAAGATATCCACCTATATTGGCATAATCCTCGTCATCAAATTTATCAGTATATAGTCGTTTCATTGTTCTAGTATTTATAACCGGTATCTTCAATATCCCGAATACGTTGTTTATAATGTTTACCTAATCCCCAAAAGGGTCTTTTATATCTTGTACTTCGTATCTTTTTATCATAGATACATTCTATGGTGGTATAGAACCCTTTATTCTTACTTCTCTTTTTATCCTGTGGAAATCCTTTATAGGATGTTGTCGAGGTCTTGGTACGTAACTGAATAACTCCTACATTCTTTATCTGAATACTGTTACCCTTAAAAAGTTCTTCAATGATAATGGATATCCAGGCGAAATATATCTTGAATCCCATTCCTTTAATAATACTACTTTTTGGATGAGTATCCACACTAAAGGTAATATGATTTAGTCTCTTTCTGAATATCGTCTCCAACAATGATATCTTACGTGTTCCAATAGCATTGTCTATATTGAGAATGTCATGGTAATCATACTCTTCTACCGTAATGGTAGGAACCTTTTTATTAACCCTCGATATCTTTGTCTTTACTTCCATTGTTGTTATCCTTCATGGGGTTAACGCCATCTCTGAACTGAGGAGCATAGTTTAATTTCATATCGATACCACAATATTCTTTCATGGCTTTTATCACATCAGGTGTATCATCCTCTCGTGTCTGAAACTGATAATCTACCTGATGAATATTATCACTACGAGTAAACCTATCTGTCTCAATAGCATTAGAAGCATCAATAACATAGATCTTACCATTGATAGTAATCTCAAAATCTTTATCTTCTCGTTTTGTATAGAGAATCCATGATACTCCAAAATAGAATACAATATCCGGGAATACAACTGTATCGGTTATAACTAAATACATAGTAGTATGATTTTATTGTTGTTGATCATCTTGTTGCTGATCCTGTTGTTGGCCTTTCATAACAGGAGCATTCTTTGTCTCATCCTGTCCATTATTCATAATGTCCACTGGCATACCTAACTTCTGTGCAATATGTTGAAACGTGATTATTTCCAATTGTCGCAGATTAGCATTATCAATTGGATAGACGGATGTTTCAAATACATATCCGGATACTTTGTCAGGAGACGCAAATATAGCCCGTATAAGCCACTTTGTTTGTACTCCGGCATTACGTATCAATATACGGTTAGATATGTTCGTATAGGCAGGCTGTGAGTTCCCAAAGCGGTGATGTTGATAGGCAATGAATTCTTCAAGTTCTACATAATGAATATCCGTCATAGAATAATCTGCTGTACCCACATACTGTATATTCTTTTTCCCAGAACTTCCTAATATCATTTCAGGAAGAACAATACTTTGACAGACAAGTTTTATAACACTATTATCGGCAACAGTATTATCTACCGAGAGACATGTTATTTCCTGATAGAATGGTGTAAGACTTTCTCCACTGACATATATCTTTCGTAACAAAGCAGCTCGTGATTGGTTGATAATGTCTATAAGCCATGAATCCAGCAAAACCACGTCATCATTAATGTGTGGTTTTAACTGAATCTTTAGACTCTCAACGATACGTTCCAGAGTTATCATATAATAATTTTTTAGAATGAATAATAAAGGGTGAGTAGATTTAGTCCACCCACCCCATTATTTACATGAACGTATCTGATTAATTAGTCACATTACCAGCATCCAGTAATAGGATTAAATAATCTTTGATAGTCTTAGCCTTTACAGCAACTACATCAGCCATAGAAGCTGCATTAGTACCTGCATCGGTAGCAGTGGCAAATTCAACACCTGCAATAGCCGTAGCCGGTACATAGATATTGATTACCTGATCACGCGTTGTACTTGCCGAAGCGGATACATTTTCATATCCCAACGTCTTTTGAACGATAGAAATACAAGCATAAGGTACACCAGCAGTAGGAACAATAACACGTTGACCAGCCTGATCCGGATGTGGAGCAAACAAACGAAAGATATCATCATCCGTATAGGTAGCTTTCTTAAATGCAGTAGTAAGGACCTGAGTAAATGCATCCTCAAATGTACGTACTGTAAATAAGATTCCTACTTTACTTGCTTCCAATACTAATTTCTGTGCAACGTTAGTACCAACAACAACAGCACCGGTAAGAACTGCATTTGAAGTACGAGGTACATCAAGAGCAATGGTAGCGATAAGACCGTTGATGATAGTATCCTTATCAGCATCCAATAGTGTCCCTGCAACGATAGTAGTAAATGTAGTCATCTTATAGGAATAGGTATGTGCAACCGGGAACTGATCATTACCAAAACCGGTATACAAAGGTTGATGAGTAACCTCAACATCAAAGACAACAGATTTCTCTCCATTCCATAAGAAGTTAGGAGTAAGTGTGATTTTTTCTTTTTGTCCTGCCTGGCCAGTCTTAATAACTGCTGTTTGTCCTGCATTCTCTGGGATATCAATACCCAGGTTTTTAAAGGTAAGATGTTTCAGTCCCTTTGAATCAAAGTAGAAACCAGCATCAAGACCTGTCAAAGAATTTAAAAGGTAGTCCTGTGGACCACGAACTAAGTTTGACATAATTTAGTATGTATTATTGATTTGTATTTTTATGTTTTAAATCTGCATTGAATGTCTGGTTACGTACATCCTGACTTCTTTCAAGATACATACGAGCGGCTGCATTGATAATTTCTACAGTAACTTCGTTTCCAAACACACAGGACAGATCATCTTTTATTACCATCGTCTCATCTACACGAGTGGGATGGGAATAATAATCTAAGTAAATTTTTACTGAAGTCATAAGAGGTGGGACATACACCACGATATATGTCTTTTCACTTATGATATCGAACTTATAATAGACTTGCTTCTGATTAGGTCGACTGTATACTCCTGAAAGGACATCTGTTTCTTCCACGCTCTTTAATAAAGAACATTTAGCATTCCATGAACCATTCAGAAGTATAGCAATACGTTTTACGCGTCGACATTCTGCAGGACGTTCAAACTGATAACAAAGATACTGAGTATCGGTAGAGAGAGTCATAACTGTCCCCTTAACCGATTTGATAAGAGGTATTAAATCATCTGTGACTTTCTTATTAAGTTCTATCACGGCTAATTTATTGGTAATAACTTCTTCCTGTGCCTGGTTGAATACCAATGCAAATTCAGCAGGTAATACCGTCCCTACTCTATGCTTGCCTACTACAGCAAGAAAATCCTTGTAGATTGTTTTGAACGTCATCATATTATTTTATTACACCTTCAATTTTGTTTAACTGATCTTTAAGTGGTGCATAGATAGCATCATTCTTATCATTATACACAAAAGCCGCTGCCTCTGCTTCATTTGCTCCCAGGGTAATACTACCATGCATGATGTAACCCGTTGCTGTTGCCTTTTTCAAAAGATCATATGAGATAAGTTTCTTAATGAATACTATCTTCGCATTGGTATCTGAATTGGCAAAGTATGCAATTACCTCTTTTGGATTGGACTCACAGCGTGCATATAGAGCGGCCTCAGCCCTACTTGAAGTCATGTTGGTAGCATTCTCCCCAAAGAAGAACAACATGTCCACCATGTCCTTTAAAGTAGCTAATTCCTCTACTAAGTTACCAGCTTTTCTTTTTAATTTAGCATCGCTGACATCACGCTTAGAATCTTCTTCCAAATTTTCCATATAGAACAAATGTGTACCCTGATCAATATCTTTCTTTGAAGCAGCTATTTCTGGTAGTGATAAAAAGAATTTATATTTCACAGAATCAATGGTAGGAATAAGTACATCACCTTTGTATGTTAATACTAATGGATCATTATTCCGTATCATATAATTCTCATTAGGGTCTATGATAAGTGGTTGTTTATCCAACTCAGCTTTACTTAGATTCTCCTGTCCTGTAATATACTTTTTAAGGGTATCGTTCCAGGGAGCAGCGCTCATAAACGGCTTAACTTTGTATTTCTTAGAGATAGCAAATATCTTAATATTGACGGTTGTTATCTCTGGTTCTTTGGTTGCCATAACTTGTTTTATTTATTATAAATGATTACTTAAAATGCTACTGGTTTATACAGTTCAGCAATACCATTGACATCCATCAATGCAGCTCCTGTTTCCCACAATATGTGGTGGTGTTTACCATCAACTGAGTTAGCCATATCACCACCCTTGTTGATACCATTTACTTCACCTTCTTTCCATCCACGGGATCCCAGTGCCAATAATTCAATTGCCGGTTGATTGATAGAGATATCACCTAACGATAAGAAGATAGCATTGTGAGAAGTATTACGTGTTCCATCAGGTCCGTAAGTAGTTGGTCGCATTGGAGAGTCCATCCAAGGAATTACAGTAGGAATGATCTTTACACCACCAAATTCATAGTACGAATAATCAAGATTGATACCTTTGGTACCACCTGTTCCTTCTACTGTATGAGGTTCAATACCTGCTTCTTTTTTCATGATACGGGCAAAGTCTTTATACCACTGCATACCACAGGCAACAGCAACTTCTGTTCCCCATGCAGAAGAATAAATAGAGATATTTTCCATGATATTGTCGATAGTACGAGTACTAAGGATATTATAAGGAAGTCTCCATGCACCATCACCCTGGTTCAATATACCATCACCGGCCATAACTTCAAATCCTTCTACAGTCTTCATGATGACTTTATCATCAGGAGTAACGGTAGAACGACCAAATAAGATCTGACGTTCACGATACATGGCAGCACGTTGAAGCATTTCAATCTGAGCCATATCAGTCCACATAGTAACACCATTATGTTCTA